AAATGGGACAAGCCGCTATCGGAGTGGTAGAACAAGACCGCATTGCAGTCAAGATTGTTCCTGTTAACCCCCGTAACTTCTTGTTTGACCCCAATGGAACATCTATTGATGACTGTATGGGTGTTGCTATTGAGAAGTATGTCTCTATTCACAAGATCGTTAAAGGTCAAGAAGAAGGCATCTACCGCAAGGTAAAGGTTGGTACTGACTCGATGGATACAGACTTAGAGCCTACACAAGAGGTTTCTCAGTACGAAGACGATAAAGTTAAACTTTTGACTTACTATGGCTTAGTTCCTAGAGAGTATCTTGAACAATTAGAAAACAAAGTAGATGGCGAAGTAGAAGACTTATTCCCTGAAGACAGTATTCAGGATGAGTATTCCGATCTAGTCGAAGCAATCGTAGTTATCGCCAATGATGGTGTTCTTCTGAAGGCAGAAAAGAACCCATACATGATGAAGGATCGCCCAATCCTTGCGTATCAGGACGATACAGTTCCTAATCGCTTACTTGGTCGTGGTACTGTCGAGAAGGCTTACAACTCACAAAAAGCCATAGATGCCCAAGTTCGTTCACACTTAGATTCACTAGCTCTGACAACTAGCCCAATGATGGCTATGGATGCCACCCGCCTCCCAAGGGGTGCTAAGTTTGAAGTAAAGCCAGGAAAAGCTATTCTGACAAACGGCAATCCAAATGAGATTCTGTTCCCATTTAAGTTCGGCAATACGGATGGTTCTAACCTGACAACTGCCAAAGAGTTTGAACGTATGCTTTTGATGGCAACAGGCACTCTTGATTCTCAAGGAATGGTTACCGCTGTCTCCAGAGATGCGGGTCAGGGCGGTATTTCGATGGCTACTGCCTCGATTATCAAGAAATACAAGCGCACATTGGTGAACTTCCAAGAGGATTTTATGATCCCCTTCATCACCAAAGCCGCCTACCGCTATATGCAGTTCGATCCAGAGCGTTATCCTACTGTGGACATGAAGTTCATTCCTACGGCAGCGCTTGGAATCATTGCTAGAGAGCATGAGCAACAACAATTTATCGCTTTGTTGCAGACTCTTGGCCCTAATACACCTGTTTTGCCTATTATTTTGAAGGGCATCATGGCTAATTCTTCTCTGTCAAACAGATTTGAATTGATTGAGATGCTAGACAAGATGTCTCAAGTTGATCCACAAGCTCAACAAGCCCAAGAGATGCAACAGCAACTGGCTATGCAACTTGCACAGGCTCAAATTGCTGTTCAGGCTACTCAAGCAGAGCAAAATCGTGCAGAAGCGACTAAACTATCGGTTGAAGCGCAACTTATGCCTCAAGAAGTACAGGCTAAAGTGTTAAGCAGTGCCACTAAGAACTTGCCTCAAGGTGGTGAGTCCAATGAGTTTGATAAACGGGTCAAAATTGCTGAATTGATGCTGAAAGAAGCAGATATTAAGAACAAATCTAAGATTGTTGAACTGCAAATGGCTGATAAAAAGAATAAAATATCAGGCATGGAAGAAGATTTCTTAGACCAGTTGACCAAGGAGTTAAGCAATGGACGCTGAAAGCCTAGTCAAGGAGTTAATACTCAAGAGCATGACTCCTGAGCAACAAGAGGCTATTCTTGCCTCTGTTAAGACTTCTGTTGCTAACGCTAGAGCAATCCAAAAGCAAAAGATTGGCGAGAATGTAGACCTTGTTGTCCAAGCACTCAAGAAGATTGAGTCTGACATCCGCAGTCGCTATGACGATCTAGGCAATCTCATTGAGAAGAGAGTTGCTTCTATTGCCGATGGTCGGGATGGTATCAATGGTACGGATGGGCGAGATGGTCGAGATGGGAAAGCTGGTAAAGATGGCACTCCTGGTCGACAAGGCGCTCAAGGCCCTTCAGGTAAAGACGGAATAGATGGCATTGATGGAATCTCTGTAGCAAATGCTTACCTAGACTTTGATGGTGGCTTGGTTATTACGTTGTCTAACGGCAATGAGATCAATGTTGGTGAGATTGTGCCAATGGAGTTGGCAAGCCAGATAAAAGTTATCACCAATGGTGGCGGTACATCTCAGTATGTACTAGATACTTTGGCATCTTTGCAGACTCAGATTAACACTCTGATTCCTAGCCAAACTGGAAATTCTGGCAAATATCTGACAACCAATGGAACTACGACTTCTTGGGGATCAATTGCTGGTGGTGGTTTGAGCTACCAAGGTACTTGGAATGCAACTACTAATACGCCTACCCTTGCGTCTAGTACTGGCACTAATGGGTACTACTACATTGTTGCAACTGCTGGATCGACTAATCTGAATGGCATTACTGATTGGCAGATTGGTGATTGGTTATTGTTCAACGGCACTGTTTGGCAAAAGATTGACCAAAGTGAACTTGTAACTAGCATTACATCTGCTGATGGAAGTGTTGTTGTCACTACAACAGGATCAACTGTTGATCTTGCGGTATCACAGACTTCTCCCGCCTCTGTGCTTGTTGAGCAAGTACGAAATTCAACTGGAGCAACCCTTACCAAAGGCACAGCGGTTTATATTTCTGGTGCTACAGGTCAACTTCCAACTGTTTCCAAGGCTTTGGCGACAGGTGATTCGACATCTGCACAGACTCTAGGTGTGATTACAAGTAATTTAGCAAACAACTCCAATGGATATGTCACCATCATTGGTTTGGTTTCTGATCTAGATACATCAGCGTATACAGATGGAGCACAGCTATATCTAAGCCCAACTACAGCGGGAACTTTGACGGCTACTAAGCCTTATGCGCCTAATCATCTAGTTTACATGGCAGTTGTTGCCCATGCTCACCCAACTCAGGGTAAGTTACTTGTCAAAGTACAAAATGGCTATGAGATGGACGAGCTACACAATGTGTCTGCTCAGTCTCCTAGCAATGGACAGACCCTTGTTTACAACACAAGCACATCTCTTTGGGAAAAGAACACAGTTTCTTTGACGGCTGGTGTTAATGGCACGTTACCAATAGCAAATGGTGGCTCTGGTGCTACTACTGCACAGACAGCAATGAACGCCTTTGCGGGGGCTGTAACAAGTGGCTCTTACTTGCGTGGCAACGGTACAAATGTAGTGATGAACACTATTCAAGTAGCAGATGTGCCTACTTTGAATCAAAACACATCTGGAACTGCTGCGGGGCTTTCTGCTACTTTGGCAGTTGGATCGGGTGGTACTGGACTAACATCAGTTGGCACTAATGGTAATGTTTTAACTTCTAATGGCACAGTTTGGGTTTCATCTACACCTGCTGTTGGAATGACTCAAGCCAAAGCGACTGCAATTTCATTGATATTTGGTTTGTAAGGAACAAACATGGCAAACCCTAACATTCTTAGCGCAACTAACGCATACGGCACAACGACCTATTACACGCCATCAGTCACAACTGCTGTGGTGTTATTGCCTAATGCCGCATCTTCTGGAAAAGTCTTCAAGATCAATCAAATTATGGTTGCCAACGTAGATGGAACTAATTTAGTAAATGCAACAGTTTCTATTTACACCAACGGTGCTGTTGCTCAAGGCTCTGCACCCTCTGGCGGTACAGCTTACCCAATTGCTTCAACGATTGCCGTACCCGCAAATGCTTCATTGATTGTTAGCGATAAAACAACCATGTTTTACTTGCAAGAAGGCACATCAATTTCTATTACGTCATCAACTGCAAGCAAACTTGTTTTCACTGTGAGTTATGAGGACATTTCCTAATGTCTATTAGATACATTGGTGGTGTTCTTTCAGCAACTGCGGCAACTTCTAGCACAACTGCCGCTAGTGGAATTTGGACTTTAGATGACCAAATGCAAGCAAAAAAAGCTGGAAATTGGCCTATTCTTGCTGCTAGCCCATCAACAGTTGAATATCTTGTTGTTGCTGGCGGTGGAGGTGGCGGTGGTTGGGCTGGCGGTGGCGGCGGTGCGGGAGGATATAGAACTGCAAGTTCGTTTGCTGTTGCTTCTGGTACTGCTTTAACAGTAACTATTGGCGCTGGTGGAACAGGCGCACCCGCTGGTGCAGATGCTGCCTACACAAATGGTAATGATTCTGTTTTTAGTTCAATTACATCTACTGGAGGCGGTAAAGGTGGTAATTACACCAATACTGGATTAGCTGGTCAAAATGGCGGTTCTGGTGGTGGTGCTTCATATAATTTAGCTGTTGGTAATGGTACTAGCGGACAAGGAAATAATGGCGGAACTGGTGTTACTGGAAGCCCGTATCCTGCGGGTGGTGGCGGTGGTGCTAGTGCTGTTGGTGGAAATGGATCGTCTTCGACTGGTGGTGCTGGTGGAGCAGGTACTGCATCAAGCATTTCTGGCTCATCTGTAACATATGCAGGTGGTGGTGGTGGTGGTGGAGGAAATTCTGCTGGTGTTGGCGGTGCAGGAGGTTCAGGTGGCGGTGGCGCTGGAGGCAATGGTTCTCCAAGTACTGCAGGAACAAATGGAACTGCCAATACAGGTGGTGGAGGCGGTGGTGCAGGAAGTTCTAGTTCAACTGGTACAAGTCAACAAGGTGGTGGCGCTGGTGGTTCAGGTATTGTGATTATTCGCTACGCTGATAATTTTGACGCTGCGGCATCAACAACAGGCTCACCAACTATCACTGTCGCTGGCGGTTACAGAGTCTATAAATGGACTTCATCAGGAACAATTACGTTTTGAGGTTAAATATGGCACATTATGCGAAAATAGAAAACGGCATCGTTACACAAGTTATTGTGGCTGAACAGGATGTGATTGACACAGGCTTGTTTGGTACTGGTTGGGTTCAGACTTCTTACAACACACATGGTGGTGTTCATGCCAATGGTGGTACTCCATTGCGTAAAAACTATGCTGGTGTTGGTTTCACATACGATTCAGGCCGTGATGCGTTTATCCCACCCAAACCATTCCCAAGTTGGGTAATGAGTGAAGAAACTTGCCTTTGGGATGCACCAGTTGCACATCCTAATGATGGCAATAGATATTCTTGGGATGAAGAAACAACTTTATGGATTCAGCAATGAACCAAGAGCTTCAAAAGTATTACGAGGAGAGATTCTCGATGATGGCTACAGAAGGTTGGCAAGACCTTTTGGAAGATATTGACAATATGATTGAACCTTTGAATAATATATCTACTATTGAAGACGAAAAAAGTCTACAATTTAGAAAAGGTGAACTTTCTATTCTCACTTGGCTGAAAAACTTAAAACAAGTCAGCGAAAGAGCATTTGAGGACTTAAATGAGAAGAATGTATGAATTTGCCTGTATAAACGGGCATAAGACAGAAAGATTTGTTGATTATGAGTCAACAAGTCTTGTGTGTGATTGTGGTGAGGAGACTCATCGCATTTTATCTGCACCAGCTTTTAAGTTAGAGGGATGGTCTGGAGCATTTCCATCAGCGCATGGGAAGTTCGAGAAAAGCCATACTGATAAGTTAATATCTGAGCAGAAACTCAACTCATAAGCAATAATGCCGAGTTGAATCTCCTACA